ATCAATACCAACTCGTTTACGTTCCAACCACCGACAGTGGTCGGAACAGACATTTCAACGAGCACCACGCTCGGGTCTTCGTCTGGAGAGTAAACCGCCCCGACTGGCGCTCGATATTGCTCAGCAATTAGCCGCGTCGCAGCAGTCGGCAAATTTTCCTGCGGATTGCCATTGCCGAGCGCGATCTCGGCTATCTCAAGCTTGACCCCCAGTAGACCCGCATGCGCTAACTTGGCCTCGCCGATATCGGTTAGGACGCAATAATATTCTGGCACTTTTCCCTCCATTTACTGGCATGAAAAAGCCCGCAGGATGGCGGGCTTGGGTTAATACACTGCTCAGTAAATCGACTCGGCCAGCATGGCTTCCAAGGCCGCGAGTTCGGTGCCGGCCAGCACCTTGGAGAACGCGATGGCGACCCTGTAATTGCCGTTGCGCTGCTGCGACGACCCGGAAGAGTTGATACCCCCGAACCGAAGCTCATTGCGTGGCGACATGGTTTTCAGTGCGACGTTGACCATCGAGTCAACTTGCACACCGTTGACGCGCACGCGTATCTCGCCAGCTGCCTTGTCGAAGATGAACACCACGGCGGTGAACTTATTGGCCGTGAGCAACGGACCCGTGTAGGTGTCGTAAAGCAGGCGCTCAACGCTGCCGACGGCGAAGCGCAGTTTTCCGCCGTTGCTGCCAAGCCACCAGGTCGACGTACCCACGCCAGAGCCTATGGAACCGAAGCCACATTCAGCCCCTACCACCGCCGCGACGGTGAACGATTCAGACGCCGCGAAGCTGGCGCGCACCAGATTATGATCGGGGGACTGGATGGAATACGCTGGGTGTCCATCCCCGGCGGCCACGATCCTTGAACTGGCCACGATAGCGGCAGCTGGCATGCACGCCTCGTCCGTCACGCGATCCAGGAACCCGCTGTCGGTCCCGTTCACGTCCCAGCTGTACAGTCCTGGCCAGTACGCCAGTCCGTCGATGTTGGCCACGGCGATCTCGTTAGCCGAGACGTCCAGGAGCGGCAGCCCCGGAACGGTGACATTTCCTTCAAGTTGCAGAATTTGGCGAACGCCCATGATCAGATCTCCACTTCAATAGTTTTTCGGAACGCGACACACCAGTTGAACTGATAGCTGCCGTCATAGCGCGAGCGGTCGCGTGTATCGCTATCGCGTAGGCAACCGCGCGGGCCGCCACCGGGCTTGCTACCCAGGTTCAGCTGCATGGCGTATTCTAGTTTTGCGCCAGCGACCGGCGCCGCGGCCAGCTGGATGACGACGGAACGGCTATCACTGCCTATGGCAACGCTCTGGATGACCGCAGCCGGGTCAGACAGGGCAAATCCGTAATGCCCAGGATTGGCGACCGCCACTGTGTCGAAAACCAAGCCACCGACCGGGCCGGCGCTTTCGCTGGTGCCGCTCGGGTCGTTGCTGAACTGTACGGTGATGGTTGTGCCGGACATCTTGACGGTCATCGGGCGCAGCGGTTGCCATTTACGTCCCAGCATGGCGAAGCGCTCAGCTCGCGCCTCAATCTCGCCAACCTTGATGTAACCTTCGGCCTGCATGTGTGCCGAGTCGAAATACGGGTATTGGTACTTCGGCCCAATCAGGCACATCGCAGTATTGGTTTCGTGCACCAATAACTGCGCTAGAGGGATCTCCTGGTTGCCGGACCAATGGGTGTTCATCTGCGAAAGCAGGCCGATCGGCGGAATCGTCTGGCCGGTGATGGCTGTTACGTCTGCTGTATAGTCAGACAGCCACTCGGATAGATATCCCGCATAGGTGGCGGCGTCAGTGTTGGACTGACTCTCTCCATGAAGGATTGAGATCGAGTGCACGACATGCTGCCAACCTCGCGCCAATGCCAGTGTATGTGCTTCTTGAGTGCGAGAAATAGCCGAGGCATAAGCTCCAGTGCCTTTTTTCAAGCTTGCATAGGGCACGCCGCCTGTGCCGAACACAGTGGCCAACAAGCGGATGTCGGCACGACTGGTCTGCGTGGACCAACGGCGCAGCGCCAAGGCCCACGACGAGCAGATTGTCTCGCCCAGCACGCCGCTTGGATACTCGCGAATCGGCACGAACGCCGCCGTCAGCGCCGGGTTCGGGCGCGGACCTCCTTGCATCGACAAGCAGTATTCTTCGAGTTCGGTCGGGATCGAGGTGGTAAACAGGTCGCCGACGCCGCCCGCCGCTGCATCGAACACGTACGCGCCGTCAGGGTTAAGCACATAGCCGCGCGAGCCAAGGGACAGCGACTGGCCGGTGACAATTTTCTGCAGGAGGATTTTCCCCTCCGCATGCCGAATGCCATTCGGCCAGATGCTGTAGGGGGCGACCACGCCCCCTTGATCGCGCAGACAACGCACGACGTTGCCCGGCCCAACGACTGGCGACACCCAGGACGCCCCGGCTGGGGTCAACTGGCGATAGGACTGCCCATCGTGGACCATGACCTGTTGCTCGCCCGAGGCGGTGATCTCGCGGGCCAGCCATTGCGGCGGCGAGAATTCCACCGCCGCCCCCTGTGAATTCTCCACCAAATCCAGCCGGGCGGTGACGGTCGCCAGACCGGCACTCGTCGTATCACGATCAGTCTCAAGAACTGTAATTCGTTCGTCCGGCGAGATATCACTGGTCGCCAACACGACCGATCCACCTGACGCAATAACCATCGGGTGCGGGTAATTGCGACTGCGCGGCCGTTTCTTCGGCTTCTGGAGAATGGCCAGCGAAGCTTTATCAAGAAAGCTCGCGCCCTCAAGGGCTGTCAGCCGCTGTTCCGGTGTGATTTGGCTGATCACCATCACGACAGAACTGCCCGACGCAATCACCATGGGCTGCTGATAGTTCTGACTGCGCGGGCGTTTCTTAGGCTTCTGGCGAGTGGTCAGTGCCGGTTGATCAAGGTACTGCGAGTGCTCATGGCTGGAATGCCAAACGCCTTTCCCGTCAATGTAGGCCAGTAATTGTCGACCCACCGCTACGGCGAAGCGGGTTCCAGATTGGCCGCGTGGAAGCCGTAGTGAGGCCACCTTCTCCATCCGCAGAATGCGCCGAGCCAGCTCATCCACAAACTCCGCGCTCGAATAACTTTTGCCGGTAGGAACCGCCACGTTGTCGACGTTTTCATAAATCAGCACATACTCTTTATTGCTCGGACTCAGCACACCAAAAATAGCGCCATGGCCCGTACTGACAAGAGCCTTTTCAATACTTGTGTAAGTCGCAGAACCAGCCAATTGTGAGGCGACCTCCTCGAGCACCGCGGTCACTTTCGCTTCCGCCTGAACAGCTTGCTTCGCCAAACTCGGCACCATTCCGCCTTCGGTTGGAACCAATACTTCACTGTCACCGTGAATTATCAGGTGCAATAACCCGGCATCGGCCTCGGCCTGTGACACCATCGCCTCTTCGCGCTCAGCGATTGTTTCGTTATTAGCCATTAATAGCCTCGGGCAATATTTTGCTCATCAGCATGTTGAACCGACCGAGTTGAAACTCGCGCGGGACGACATCAGTCAAAAATCGTTTTGGATAAATCAAATCGGCCGTATCGCTACTGGTCACGGCGCAGCCGACTACCACCTCGCCGGCAGTCTTTCGATAGAGGCGCAGCGTCAGCGTGTCGCGCTCGGCCTTCGCTGACTGCAGTCGAGCCTCGAGCCGCCCCTCGCGGCGGGCGTCATGTCTTTCTGTTAGCTCGCCGTCAAGAGTCAGCGAGTAAGGCTCAGCCGGCGGTTCCTGCTCATACCAGGCCGTCACCTTTGGCACGATATCGAGGGCCTCGAGGGCCAAAGTCAGGGCCTTGCGGGTGCCGGCCAGGCGATGCGTAGGCCAGGCAGCCGCAACGGTTGAGCGCTTCTTTTCCTCACTGTCATCGCTCGACCATTCTGGCGCGCCCCGATCGGCCGCCAAGTACGGCAGAAAATCCGAGGGCGTTTGCTGAGGGTCCATCAGCTCGGGAAATGGCGGATCGATTCGCTCCAGGAGCCTGGAAAAACCTAGATCAAGCGCCGTCTCGAGCGGCGAACGGTTAGCAGGCAGCAACGTATTCCGTACAGGCTCCAGGGCATCACTCATAGCGTTCGGACCTCGAGCTCTACAGCCGTGCAATACGGGGCCTGTGATGCAGTCGTGACGATCGGCGCGAGAGGCTCAAGGATCTCAAGCCGGACAGCACCAGCGTTATGCAGCGTGTAATCGATCCAGGTCAGATCGACGCGAGCCTCGAGTCGGTGGCAGTCGCCTGCATACTTGCGCAGCTGACTCTCTGCCGCAGCACCTGTCATCGCAGCATCAGGCCCAGAGTTGACGTAAGCGACGGCGCGGATCTTGTAGTTGATGATCTGCGCGCCCTGGACAATCACCTGGTCGGTTTCCGGCTTAACGTCTGGACGATCAAAGTGCGTTCGAACGGCGCCGAGCAAGTTCTCTGACGGCGTTCCGTCACCCTCACGCGAGAGCACTGTCACAGTGACCTGACCAGGTGCGGTACGGCGGCCGTTACCGTCCTTAACCTTGGCGGCGAAGCCGTCAGGATCGAACGTGTACGTCACCTTCACTACACCGGCCGAGATAGGCTCGACCGAAACCCTTGGGCGCTCGCCCAGCGTCAGCACCTCGCGGCGGTATTGCATCCGCGAGCCTGCAGCCGGGGCATGCGGCGCAAGGTAGTAGCGCAGCCTGGCATCATCGTCGGACTCCATAACCGGCAGGACCGGGGGGAATGCCGACGGGTCGCCTG